CACCTTCTGTAGTTATCGATGCAGAGGACGTCAATGATATCCCGATTGAGTACCTGATCGTCGAGGCTAAGGTCGATAAGAAAAAGATTGCTACTGACATCAAGGCCGGGGTAGATCTGCACTTTGCTCATCTGGAACAGAGCAGAAGTTTAAGAATTAGATAAGAAATACCGGGATGCTGAAGGTGGCAAGAGCAATCCCGGCACTCAAAAGTATTTATATGCACTGTGATTTTATCACAGAGAAAGCGAGGTAACAATGGGTTTAGGAGTATTAGTTGTTGGTGATTCCGGAACTGGAAAAACCTTCTCGATCAAAAATTTTGATCCTAATGAAGTCGGAATCTTCGAGGTCGAGAAAACACAGCTTCCCTTCCAGAAGAAGTTCAAGGTAGCAAAAAGGGCTACATACGACATGATCATGAGGGCTCTGCAAGAACCAAAGCTGAAAGCTTATGTGATCGATGATTCTCAATATCTGATGGCTAACGAGAATTTCGACAGAGCCAAAGAAATCGGATACCAGAAGTTTACAGAGATGGCTCTGCATTTCAGGAACCTGATTCACTGGGTTAATTACGGCCTTCCAGATGATGTGATTGTGTATTTTCTGCATCATACCGAAAGAGATGCCAACACCGGGATCAGCAAGGCAAAGACAATCGGAAAGATGCTGGACAATCAGCTCACAGTCGAAGGCTGCTTCAACATCGTGCTGAATACTCTGGTAGAGAACGGACAGTATTTCTTTATCACACAGAGTGATGGCTTTACTACTGCTAAGTCTCCGGAGGGAATGTTTGAGCTGAAGATCCCGAACGATTTGAAGGCCGTTGATACCAGAATAAGAGAATACTGGGATCTGGGAGGTGAAGATGAGAATAATGCAACGAATTGATTATTCGGAATATATTCAGTCACCAGAATGGGAGACGGTTCGACAGGCTCGTTTTAAATTGGACAATAACAAATGTGTATGTTGTGGTAGGCCGATGGATCTGCAATGCCATCATCTCAGTTATCGAAACTTAGGGCATGAAGATATTCTCAATGATCTTGTTACACTCTGCAAGCTTTGCCACGAGGATATAGAGCAACGGAAAAAAGATAATGATTGGGGAATCAAAAATCAATTAGTCTATATCTTCATTAGAAATTATAAAGGCAAAGATGTTTTGTATGGTGGAAAGGAGAATCTGAACGTATATGCCACTATTGAAAAATATTGGGAAGAAATGGTGAACAATCTTCATCGAACCGAAATCATTAGTTACAAAACAGAAATTCAGAATTTCTTTGCCAGAAAAAAAGAAGCATTCATTAAAGATTGCAAAAACAAAAATATCCCAGCAGATTACTTGAGATCTAAGGGAATATCAGAAGGGCAAATTCACAAGTATTATTATTCCAAGGAGGGGAAATAAATGCAGAAACCGAATGGATATGATGAAACACAGGTAACAGGATCTTACGAAGCTCCAACAGTTGGCGGACATTATCTGATCATTAAAAAAGTTGAAGAACGCCAGAGTAAAACCGGAAAACCGATGATTGCTATCATGTTTGACTTTGCTGCCAATGATAAACAGCCCGGCCTGTTTATGAGGACATTTGACGAAGACATCAGGCCAGACAAAAAGTGGCCTTATGCCGGTTCTCAGTATGTCATGGTTAATGACTATTCCGATCCAAGCAAGACCAGCAGAAGTTTTAAGTCATTTGTGACTTCTGTTGAGAAGTCCAACAAAGGTTTTGTTACTTCCTGGGGCGATAACTGGGGAACCCAGTTCAAAAATAAAATTGTCGGTGGTGTGTTTGGTCTGGTAGAGAACGAATATAACGGAAACAGGTCTATGCGGCCTCAGCTGCGGTGGTTTTGCTCTGCAGATGCAGTGCCTACCGCCAATATACCTGAGCCAAAACGTCTCAAGGGATCTGTTTCTATTCCTGACCAGAGTGTAGCTGCTGCTGAATTCATGCAGCTTGATGATGTTGATGAGGTTCCGTTCTAATGAATATTCAAGTTGACACAAGAGAACATAAACAGGAATGGCTTCGAATAAAAGAGCAATTCGATAATCTTGGAGTCAACTACTTCCGGAGCAAATTATTTGTAGGAGATTACCAGTCCTTGGACAATCCGAGGCTGGTAATTGACCGGAAGAAGGATCTTGGAGAACTGTGTGGAAATGTGTGCCAGCAACACGAACGCTTCAGATCGGAGCTGATCCGAGCTAAGGAAAACGGAATACAGCTGATCATTCTTGTGGAGCATGGCGGGCAGATACAAACATTAGGAGATGTGTATTTCTGGGATAACCCCAGAAAAGCAGTATCTCCGAAAGCAATCAACGGAGAAGCACTGTATAAGTCGCTTGTAACAATCCGTGATAAGTATGGTGTGCGGTTTGAATTCTGCGATGACTTCCACACAGGACGCAAGATTGTCGAATTGTTAGGAGGCGATCCGGATGGACAAAAATAAGGGCTGGATAAAACTGTACCGCTCCATTGAGGATCATTGGCTGTGGCAAACAGAGAAGTTTAACTATCAGAGTGCCTGGATTGATTTGTTGATCATGGTGAATCACGAACCAAGAAAAATCCATATTTCAAATGAAATCATTGAGATAAAGCCTGGTCAAAGATGGACTTCTATCCGGCAGTTAGCACAACGGTGGCGGTGGTCTGAGAAGAAGGTTCTTAGCTTCCTAAATTTGCTGCAATCAGACGGCATGATCTACAAGGATAGCACATCAAAGGGAACACTTCTAACCATTGTAAATTATTGGGATTTTCAAGGTCATGGAAACACTAACGACAACACTAAATACAACACCAAGGAAACACAAGATACAACGCAGGTGACAACGCAGATTACCGACAAACAAGAATGTAAGAATGATAAAAGAATGAATAAGAATGAAAAAGAATCTAAAGGGGGTTTCTGGCAATGAGGCAATCTGCATATTTGAACGAAAACTTCATCAGAAAAACTATTGCTGTATTGAAACCAAATAACAAACTGTTTGAAGTTCGGATTCTTGGTGGTGGCAAAAAGACAATTATCAGCGGATATTTCAAAGATGCTGATACACTCGTCCAGGCTCTAGATCGGATCGATGCCAGAGATAAAAACATCTATATTACTTTGAACTGTATTAAGGATGAATTATACAGCCGGATGCAACATGACAAATTTCTGCAAGTGAGTCAGACAACATCAGATACAGAGATCATTGGTTATGAATGGTTGTTTATCGATCTCGATCCGGTGCGACCAGCCGGAATTTCATCCAGTGAAGCAGAGCTTACAGCCGCAAAGGAAACGGCTAGCAAAATCTATTTGTATTTAAAAACACTGGGATTCAGTGAACCAGTGAAGGCTTTGAGCGGCAATGGCTGCCATTTGCTTTATAAGATTGCTCTACGGAATACTCCAGAGAATGAAGAACTTGTAGAGCAATGTTTAAAGGCTTTGGCTGAGTTATTCGATACGGATCAGGTCAAAGTGGATACAACAAATTACAATCCGTCAAGGATCTGCAAGCTGCATGGAACACTAGCCCAGAAGGGAGCCAATACAGAAGACAGGCCGCACAGGATGTCCAGGATATTCTCAGCTCCGAATGTTATCGAGCAAACTGATATAGCATTCCTGAAAAAGCTTGCTGAGAGTGCACCGGTTCAGCAAAATCCACCATCTACCTACAAAGGGGAATCATTCGATCTGTTGAAATTCATGGCTGATAACGGGATAACTTACGGCAAGACATCAACAGCAAAAGACAGCACAGTATATCTTCTGGATGAATGCCCGTTTGATAGCAGCCATAGAGATGGCGATGCAAAAATCTTCCAGTATTCTAACGGAGCAATCGCTTTTAAGTGCCATCATAATTCATGTTCAGAATATCGCTGGCAAGATGTCCGGCAGAAGTTCGATCCTGGCTGTTATGACAAACCAGTATATACGGATTTTGATGCTCGAATTGATGCTGGCTGGCAGCAGCACAACAGAAACAAATCATCAGCTGAATTGCTTTACACGAAGCCGGTGATTACTAATGAAGCTGAAATGTTCCGAAATGCTCAGCAGATTGCAGAAGACGCAGAGCCGGAAAAGGAATATGTCGCATCTGGCATTACCGAGATTGACCAGAAGCTTCATGGCTTTGCAAAAACTGAGGTCTCTGTAATCAGTGGACTGAGATCGAGCGGAAAGTCAACACTATTAGGCCAGCTGATCCTGAACGCGGTTGAAGCTGAGCATACAGTGATCTGTTATTCCGGAGAGTTGAACAATAAAAAATATCTTAATTGGTTAACGCTGCAGGCAGCAGGCCATAACAATATCCAGCGTTCTGCGATTTATGAAAACAGCTATTTTGTACCAGAAGAAAAGAAGAAAATGATTTATCAATGGATGGGAGACAGATTCTGGTTATACAACAACAAATGCGGAAATAAGTTTACAGAGATCGCATCAACGCTCCGGAATGTGATCACTCAGCATCATGCGGACATCTGTGTCATTGATAATCTAATGATTCTGGAATTGTCCGGGCTTCCAGGAGACAACAAATACGATCAGCAGAAAAACTTTGTGCTGGAGCTGAAGCAGATCGCAGAGGACACAAACTGCCATGTGTTGTTTGTTGCGCATCCCAGAAAATCATCCGGGTTCCTCCGATTGGAAGATGTAAGCGGTTCCGGAGATATCGTGAACATAGTTGATAACGCTTTTATTGTTCATCGAATCAACCATGATTTTTCTAAGCGTTTTACTGAAGAGTTTGGAGCTGCTAAGGCTGCAGTGATCGATCCGAATGCCAGCAATGTAATTGAAATTGCCAAGGACAGAGAAAACGGAACACAAGATTATTTCATTAATCTGTTCTATGACGAGCATAGTAAACGCCTACAGAATGCCAAAGATGAGAATGTTCTATATTCATGGGATTCTACTTTGAAGGACGGTTTTCAGAATCTAGGTATTTTTGAAACAAATCCATTTCAGGAGGAAGCAGATTAATGGACAAATTACATCGCGAACATGACTTTGTACAGAATATGTGGAAATTCATGAAGGCCTGCGAGCAGCAACCAGACAAAAATGAAGAATTCTGGACATGGGCGCATGAATCTGCAGAGAAGCTCTCCAGAGATTATGACAATCTCAGTTTTACAAATGACTGGATCGTTAGTTTTCTGAAGTTTTTAGATCAGGAGGCCGCCTCATGAACTACGCAAAACAACTCAAACACGCCGAGCAGGCCCTATCTAAAGAAATGAACAAACAAATCGAAATCGTCTATCCTGCCTGCGCTGTGGTCTGGTGGCGAGATTACGGATGGCGAGCCCTGCGGATCAACCGGCGTTTTGAGACATCCAGCAAGATCTGGCACGAGTGTGCTGACTACGGTTCCGAAAAATCCATGCTCCAGATGCTGGAAGAAGAGACTGGCATCGACCTGCAGCTTACGGGTTACAGAGACTGGCATGATCTGCAATACGTGGACGGACGAGCCTGGGACGGGCAGCTGGTGACACTGCCAGCAGCGGTCTATATGAGACAGATGCAGCGGACATGGATCGCACCACTACTGCTTGCATGTATCTGCCTGACGCTTTACCGGGATGAGCACTGGGGCGCTGAGCGGATCAGTCGGTTTATCGGTCTTGTGGATCAGCTGAGGCAGGAGATCGGGGAGAGACCGGATGACTTTGAGAAGTTAATGACAGAAGTAACAGGTATGGAGGTGAAATGGGAAGTATGAATTACGAAGCGAAACATGATGAGGGGAAACCAGACCCAACACTGGTTCCCAGACAGATTATCTGGGATATAGCAGCTACTAGGGGTTACGGAAACAAGAAGTATGGCTCACCAGACAACTGGAAGACGGTCGAGATCCAGAGGTACAGAGCAGCCGCCTTCCGTCACTTTCTGGCTTATCTGGATGATCCACAGGGCGTTGATGCAGAATCCGGGTTACCTCACCTAAGCCACCTTGCGACTAACATAGCGTTTCTGTGTGAGCTTGAGAGGAGACAGTCATGAAAACCTGTAGCACATGTCGCTGGTGGGGAGACCGTCCGTGTATTCTTTGCCGGAACAGGAAGAGCAAAGAGTTTCTGGAAGAGAAAAGGCCGGATGATGGTTGTGAGGAATGGGAGGAGAAAGATGAAGCACATCATGGGCAACAGTCCGAAGTGCAATGAGTGTCTGCACTGGCGGGAACCGGAACCGTGGGATCAGTGTAAGAAGGACGGATGGTGTACCAACAAGCAACAGCTTAGCACCGATATCGCCGGAAAGAAGCGGAAGAATCCGCCGGAGAAGGAAGCTGTGAATTGGCATGACTCATGCTTCTGTTGGGAGGATGCTGAGTTTCCGCACATTAACCACTTTGAGGCTGCAACGTGGAAGCCTGACCCGAACCGCAGTGAAATGGAGCAGATGGTGATTGCTGATGCGATTGCCAAAGCAGTCGAGGAGCAGAAGGATCTGGATGAGTATTACCGGAGGAAGAAGGAAGAGAAATGGGAACAGTAATAATCGTGGCGATCGTGATAATGATAATTATTGCGGTCGGGGAAGGAATAGGTAAGAAGTGATGGACGATTCAATTAAGGCTTTTGCATACATGATGTTTAACGATCAGAGTGACATGACAGAATGCCACCAGTGTCCATATTATGACGCAGATAACTGGAGTATGGAGTGTCTTGGATGTCCAATAGTTATGAAATATGCGAAGGAGGAAAAGTCATGGACAAGTTGAAACCAAAAGATAAAGCCGGGAGATTTAAGGCTAGGCGTAAGTATTTGTTCATAGTTGCTGTAATTCTTGCAATAGTAGCTATTTTATCTGGCTGTGATTACAAACACGTTGATGTTTCTGAAGCCCAAGATGAAAATTCAAGATTTGTGATTGTTGAGGAAACATACACCTGGGGAGTGGTTAGAGATAAATATACTGGTGTGATGTATGCAGTTTCCCGTGGAACGTATAACAGCGGTAATTTTACAGTGCTAATCAACCCAGATGGTACACCGATGGTTTGGGAGGAGAACGAGCGATGAACAACACAATTCCAAAGCTTGATCATGAAGCCTGTGAAATGATCCGGGAACTGTGCGGGGCATGTGGTCTTGCAATAGACAGGATCGCACAGGAGAAGAATCTGCCACGACAGACACTGGCAAAATTATTTGTCGTGGCATTTGAAAGGACGTTGTACAAGATGGAGGAGGACAAGTGATGA